ACGCGCTCAGGCGGCAAGCCTGCCGCAGCCCCAGCTGCGAGTGCTGCGGCCTGCGCTTCGCCTTTAGCGGTATTCGCCAGAGCCACCTGATCAGCGGCCAGGCCAACTTGCTGGGCGGCGGCATTCTTGAAGCCGCTGGCAGCAATGGCTGAGTCGGAAGCTGCGCCAGCACTTATAGCGGCGGCATCCTTATAGCCTTTCGTTTCGGCCATAGAGCCTGCCTGCCAAGCGAGCGCGGCATTTTGCTCCGTGACCATTACCTCTTCGGCGGCCAGTCGCACACCAGCTTTGGCGTCAAACACCGCCTCGGCATCGGTGGGCAGTGGCGCGGGAGGCAATATAGAAATGGATGGAGGCGTTGGAGAAACTGCCATTACATGAGGCTCCTTACTTTGAGTGTGTATTCGCCACGGTTGTACGTCGGCAGTCCTATATCGAAGTCTTCGAATATCCCGACAATGACCGTGTAATCCAGCTCACTTGCGCCGACATAAAGAGCTGGCGCGTCGTCGAGTGCATCCAGTGTTCGCTGAGCGCTTGAGATCTGATCACCATCGATGACAACCTGGAAATCAATCGACCTTCGCCGGCCGCGCCCCGTGATCGTCATGCTTCCGTCAAACTCTTCTCTGACGGTGGAGTACTTCTTGCGGCCTAGCGATGTGCCGTACACGGCAGTGCCGATAGTCTTGGCCCAGCCAAGAACCATCATTCCCACGCGGGCAGTGCCGCCTGGAGCGCTGACGATTACGCGGATATCGGCGTTGTTGAATGGCGGCAGATCGAATTCGGCCAAGTTGTCCTTGGTGACGAACTGACCGAAGTAGTACTGATACCAGCTGCCTCCGGCCTTACTCGACATAGAGAAAGTCTTGTCGTAAACCGGGTCAGGCACCCCCGGCACCGTCATGATGATCCGCACCGACGAGGCATAAACCCCAACGAGGCCGATTGCGTTGATTCGTTGGCCTGGCCGAATGGTCAGGTCAATGCTTTCGGGGTTTGAAGTGAAGGTGCCAATCTTCCAGGTGTTACCGATGCTCTTGTTGAACATCCTGTATTTATTGACCCAGCCCAGATTTGTCCAAGCCGAGGGAGTTACGGTGTCAGTGACTGGATGACGACCGGAATGGGCAACTACTGCTTCGTAGTTGAGTCGATCAATCGTCACCTTGTCCCCGATCTTGTAGGCAGTCGCTGGGTTGTAGGCCGGATAGTCCATATCCGGCAATGCATTGGCGATCATCTTGGCCGGAGTTATTTCTATCCCCGGTACCACTCTCATTTCACTCATGCGATGGCCGCCTTGGTTTCAACTGGTCCGAGAATTTGCACGCCGGAATTAACGAGCGTTTCGATGCCATCTGCGACCGACTTCGTGAGTAGCGCCATGTAGGTGGCGTTGCTTTCCATCTCTCGACGAAACTCACGAATCTCGGCAGCCGTGGCTCCGGAATCGCCGCTACCCCGCAGCATCGACGCCGTCTGGTTGGCATTGAATATCCGGCTCGGCCCAGTAACTTCCAGTTCCGGCCCGTTCTCGCCAACCAGGCGCAAACCGCCGCCGAAGTCACCGCCGGAGGCATAACCAGGGATACCCAGAAACTTCCCGGCATTGGCCTTGGTCGCCGCTGACTCCGCACCGTTACCCAGTGCGCCCTGAGCAATGGCCGCCGCGATTTGGTCGTATCCGAGCGCACCGGACTGCAATTGCGCAGCCCAAAATGCAGCGCCCGCCTCGTCCCCTTTGGTGTCACGCCCGAGCACCGACTTGTAGATGGTGTCGACGAGCGTGGCGTTGTTCTGCGGGGTATTGGCTTGTGCTGCACCTGATGCCTGCGCCATCAGCGCCGCGACCACTGCTGCGTTCATGGCATTGACGGCGGCCGTAACACCCATGACCGAGTTGTCGACGCCGTTGAGCGCGTCCATCTGCGCCTGGGCGAACTCCAGCTGCTGGTCGTACTGCGCCATCTGCAGGTCATAGCTGTCTTTGGCTTGCTTGATTTGATCCTCAAGCCCTTTCAGCGACTTCTCTGCTGCGGTGAGCTGCTTGCCATTGATGCCGTTCAGCTCGGCCACCACGTTGGCGGTGCGCCCCTGGTCCCGGGCGAAGTCCTCCATGGAGCCGTAGAGGTCAGTGTTGTTGCTGCTGACCGTATCCAGCGCATCGCTCAAACCGGTGAAGCCAGACAGCGACCCGCCGGAGCGAGCCGTGGCCAGCGCGCTTTGCAGCGTGGCTTGGGCCTGGGTTCGCAGCATCTTCATGGCGTCATCCGAATCGCCACGCAGAGCTTTGAGTGCAGCGCCCAGATCGTTACCGACGGAAGTCAGGCCGCTGACGTTTTCCGTCGCGGCGCTGACCATGTCGTTGAGCGAGGTGATCCGATCGTTATAAGCCGCAGTCGTCGCCTTCTGCTGGGCCGAGATGGCGCGCTGCAGGGCGCTTTGTGCGCTGGTAACCGAACCCATCAGTGCGTCAGCGGTCGCCTTTGCGGCCTCCGTCGCGCGCTGCTCAAGGATCGAATAGGCCGAAGCAGCATTGCCAGCAAGGCCCGTCAGCGTGACGAACATCGCCCGCCCAGCTTCGGTGGTCAGGTCTAACGCTTCGACCATGCTCCGATAACCCTCGCGGGTTTCCGGCAATGCGATATTCAGCGCCTTGAACTGTCGGGAGACCGCATCGAGGCTGTCGTCGGCTTTCTCAGCGTCGCTATAGAAGTTGTCGTAGTAAGTGGCATTTGACGCTTTCAGCGCATCCAAACCACCCGCCATGGCCGACAATTGCTCAGCCATCTTGCCGCCCGACACCGACAGGTCAAACATGCCCACATTGAGGTAGCGGATGGCCTCGTTGACGCCGTACAGATTATTGACGAACGTCGTCAGGCTCTCGAAGTTGAAGCCCCCGAGGCCTGAACCGGTTGCCGCATCCACAGCGGAAACCATCGAATCCGCCACGCCACCAAACCACTTGGCGATTTCTTCCTGGATCTGCTCAGCCGTCTTGTCCTTGGTGCTGATCTGGGTTGCTGCGACGTTCAGGCCATCGAGTACGCCGTCATTCAGCTGAACGTTGAGACGATCGAATAGATCGAGCACCGAACCTTCAGTGGCGTCGTACGTTGCATCGAGAGCTGACTGCATTTCAGGGTCGAGTGCAGACAGCCGGGTGCGTTTCTTATTCTTGCCGAACAGACCGCCTTTCTTTTTCTGGTACTCGAACTGCTGCCCTGCGAAATCGCCGTTTTCGACGCCCAGCGAAAAACCCTGGTCCTTGGTTTGCCAGTCACCGCCGAACAGTTTCGAACCGCCGATCGCGCCCAACATGCCGCCGATGACAGCACCAACCGCCGTGCCAATAGGGCCGGCGATGTAAGTGCCGAGCATCGCCCCGCCCTGAGCACCTGCGTAACCTCCAGCGGCCCCCGCTGCGGCGCCTTTAAAGCCAGAGTTTTGATACCCCATGATCGCGCCACTGATGGCGCTGAGTGCCGGGCCGTAAGATGCAGCTCCGGACGCTGCGTTCTGGCCAGCCGTCCAGCTCGACATAGCCGCACCGGTGTACCCGGCCTGGGATGCGCCCGCCGCCATGCTACTTGCAGCGCTAACTCCCCCACTGCCGAATAGACCGCTGAGGCCGCTGCTGATGTAGCTGGCACCGTTGCTGATGGCCCCCTGCATACCGCCCAGGAAGCCTTCACCGGCAGACCAGCCCGCCGACACAGCACTACCAAATCCAGACGACGCTGCGCTGTAGATGCTCTTACCAGCGCTGAACATGGTGTCCAGGCTGGAGCCGCCACCACTCGATCCGCCGAACAGCCCAGATGACTGAGCCGATAGTCCACCCACACCGAGCGAAGCGCCGATCTGCATGATGATCGGCTTGGTGATCGCCATGTGGGCCAGTTCGGCCAGCAACTGCTTGAAGCCATCTTTCAGGCTGGTGGCAAACCCACTGAAACCGTCATCGATGTTTTTCCAGGCATCGGCGAATGCGCTATCTACTCGGTCGACGGCTCCTTCGGTGAACTGCCCCCAGGCGGTCGCGGCGTTTTTGTTTTGCTCATATTCAAGGGCAAGCTTTGCCAAGGTATCTTGGTACAAAGCTGTATCCCCAGTGCCTGAGGCGATAGCGGCGTTGAGTGCTTCCTGCTCCTTCGTGTAATCGCGCAGCAGCTTTACCTGCGGATTCAGCCGGTCAACGATCCCTTCAATAGAGTTGGCCTGCTCCAGCGCCTTGTTGGCGGCCAGCTGAGCTTTTGTCTGCTCAAGTAACTGCGCATACTCCTTGCTGCCGTACTCGATCTTCTTGCCCGAAAGCGCGATAGACATCGACTTCTGGATGTTGAAGGTTTCGAGAGCGTCAGCCCCCTGGAGTGTTGCCGTAGCCTGGGCAAGCGTGTTGGTTGTTTCAGCGCGCATGCTGGCGATGGACTGATCGATGTCCAGACGATCTTTGGCGTCGGCCTCACGATTGACTGCGGCCGTTACTGCATCCCGCGCACCGGCGCCAGTCTTGAGCAGCTCCTCTTCGATCTTCTGCTGGATCGCCAGCTCACGCACGCTGTCGGCGCCGGCCAGGTAGGCGTCAGCCATGGCGTTAGTGGAGTTGATGGAGATTGCTGTTTTAGAAAGGAGATCTTCGAGCGCCGCAGCTTTCGCCTTGGCGTCCTTGACTGACTCTTTCTCAAGCTGGCTGCCAGCGCGCATCGACTCGTTAGCTTTATCGATCGCCGCAGCCTTCAGCTCTGCTGCCTGAAGGTCAGCGTCACTGAGCTTTATGAAGCCCGCTTGGACGTTTGCTCTGAGCTTTTCAACCTCAGTGACTTTGCCTACCAATGCCGCCTGACGGCCAAGGCTCTCGACATAAGTCGAACCTGCTTTGTCACTGGAAAACCTAGCCCCGTTAGCCTGCTCTTGGAGCTTTTGATAGGCTGCCTCAAGTGCGGCGACACGCTCTTTCGGCTCGGTCAGCCACTGCTTGCTGATGCTCCCTGCGTCGAAACTCTTCTGGAAGCCATCCAGCTCTTTTTTGGCTTTATCAAGCTGACCGCCAACATCTGCAAGCCGTGCTTGGATATCCGCATAAGGCAGCGATTCCAGATTTCCCGGAAGCATGTTGCGTGTAGCGTTTCTGATGCGCGTGGCGGCCTGCTCGGTTGCGCTGGCCGCCGTGCCCATACCGGTCTTGGCTTTATCGCCGAAGTCGAGGAACGACAGAGCCGTGGCCCCAACCGTAAGCGCGATACCCCATGGGCCGCCAAGCAGGCCAAGGAGCCGGCTGCCGGCGCCTGCTGCGGCAACGGATGATAGAGATGCTGCTTTTTGTGCGGCGGCGAGTTCAAGTTGAGCGACAGAACTCCTCTTGGCTGCAGCCTCTATAGCGACATGGGATGCATATGCTGCGTATCGGGCCTGGGTAGCGCGAAGATTTGAGGCGGCCTCGACAGCTTCAGTCTCGGCAAGGGCAAGGGTCGCGGCAGCTGCAGCTTGTTTTGCAGCAACGTCACGGGCAAAAGCCGCAACGCTTGTCCCGACGGACGCAGCGATGCGCCCAAATGCCATATAGAGCCCGGTTTCGAGCGCCTGAGTCACAGCCCCGACGTTCTCATTGAGGAATTTAAGCGAATTTACGTAACCATCTACGGCGAGCCCAAATGCTGGCTGGGCTGCCGCACCCAGAGAAACCTTAAGATCTTCAAGGTATCGCGTGGAGGACTGGAGTTTTTTGCCTGCATTATCAAGGGATGCCTCATAGGCGCCCGCGATGTTTTTCCCCGCTTCCATGGCAGCATTCACGCCAGCCTGAGTCTTTTCAGCCGTCGTCAGCTGCTCGGCATTCTTTCCGAGCTGGGCGGCGAGCTTTTCGTAGCTCTGCTGGAAGTTGACGTTGAGCCCTAAAGTTTCGAGGGTTTCTTTTTCGGCAGACTGGATACCCTTTACCAGGCGCTCGAATGCCTCGGATGAGTTCGTGTTACCGACCACCGCAGCATCTTGAGCGAGCCGAGCGAGCTTGCTGGCTTGGGCGAGATCAATGTTCGCAGACATCATTTTGATGATGTTGTTTCGGGACTGAATCGCCGAAATACCGACTTTCCTAAGTTCCCCATCAAGGGCGGCAATTTCTACTGTAGAGCGGTCGGTATTTGCGGCGACGGTATTCATCACCAGTCCAAGCTGGTCGTAGCGTGCCGCAAGGGTTGCTACTTCGGTAACGACTCCTCCCAGCTTAAGGGCGCCATAAGCTTTCGCAGCTGATTTCGCCAGCTCCGTTATCCCGATTTCGGTTTTGGCTGCCTGGCGCTCAAGGGCTGAGAGATCAGCTCCTGCCTTTGCTGCCTGGGTGCTATCTACCGTTATTACAAGTCGGGCCGACTCGGTCATACTTTTCTCCAGGCAATAAAAAAGCCGCCCTGAGGCGGCTTATGCGTTTTCTTTTTAGCTACATTTGAATATCAAGAAGGCTCCAGTTTTCTGTGCCCTTCCTGTTTTTAACCTTGGCGTAATACTGCGTACGAACGAGTGCGCCAAATGCGTTTTGGGCATCTACATACGCCCAAACCTCATGAGTGCACTCTCCAAGATAATTGGTCTTCACGCCAGCATCTCGCGAGCCTGGAAACTCTGCGGTTTTCGGTGCCTTCAGGCGATCTATAACAAAATCTTTGGATATCCAGTATGCGCTGACTCCATCCTCGCACTCCTTTTGCGCGCGCTGATCCTCGGTGAGTCCGTCACCGCAACCAGAAAGCGCTACCAACACCGAAACCAAAATAACTCCACGCATCCGGTGTCCCTCCTCATAAAAACACAGAGGCTTACCAAAGCGACGGTTGAATAAACCCACCCTAGCGGCCCTACATCGCAGAAACATAATTTTCGCTGTACTAATTCAGGGCGGCGGAGGTTTTATTGGCCACCGCATCCCCAAGCTTTTCGGCAGCATCATCCAAGGCCAGTCCGACAACCTTATTAACGTCCGATTCGTTAATTGAAAGGTAGGTAAGCTTCAAAGCGCTTGCGCCGACTACTTCGATCAAGGCTGGCGCGCCGTCGTTAACTGCCACGAGCGCCTTTAATGTCGCTTTGGCGCCAACTACGGCATCACTACCGGCTGCGAGAATGCCAAAACCGGCCATGAAACCCATAGCCCGACCATCATCAACACCGAATTCGAGAGAAATAGTTTGCGGCGTGATAGTTACCGTAGAAGGTTTTCCATCAGCTCTGTCGCCGATACGACTGCTTAGAATTCTTGACTTCGTATCAGCGGCTATCGCCTGGCTCAAAGGCCTGCCGACAGCTATTTCAAACTCTCGCGGTCCCCAAGCCTTTCCGTAGGACGGCTTCTGAGTAAGTACCTTGCGCTGAAAGTCTTGGGAAAGAATCAGTTGGGCAGTGACGCCCTCAATTGGCGTTCGGAACCCAACCTCCCCTGAGCTGGCAGGGTTCAACTTGATCGCTGAACAACCAGAGAGAGCTAAAAGCAATACTGCAGTAACAATTCCCTTCATTCCGACATCCTCCCTTTAGAAAGCGGCAATCTACCACCATCAGGAGGAACGACCAAAGTGGCGGAAGCCGGACCTATGCGCAGCTAGTCTATTCGACGGTTTCAACATGGTTTCGGCCAAGACGATCAATATCGGCAGCCAGCAACTGGGAGCCTCTTACGACTAGTGCAGCCTCATTGACAGGAACAAGCTCGTCGAGATCGTAATCCGCGACACCTCTTGCTCGCTTGTTGTCACGCAGTCTTCGCGCAAGTTTCTTCAGTCCCTTGGTTTGCGTCTCAAATCTACCAATCAGCTTTTCGTGGACGCCGGTATCGCGTTTTGCAGCCTCTGGGAGGTTGAGCCTTTCTGCGGCACTCAACGCGCAATGATAGACAGCGTAATAGCTACGACTGATCGCTGACCTGCGATCTATCTCGTTTCCACCCACTAGCAAGCGATTAGCCTGTTCAAGGAAATCTTCAGTTGAGACTGACATGATAGGCAACCTCCCGATTAAAGTTTTCCTCTGCCGACCAAGGTACGACACAAATCGAAAGCTCTTGATCGAGGGGGCCGTCGTGCTCCTCGATCAGCGCATCCAGCACCTTGTCGTTTAGCTCGATCAACTCATCAATGGATGCTTTGACCACGTAGCGATACAAAATCCCCTCACCCTCCATAGCGAAGATTTTTTGCCCGAGAATTGGATGGTTGGCATTTGCCCTAATGACTCTGCAGGCAGTATCCAAACGCTTGGTCAGCTCAATATCATCAATGCCGAGCCGTTCGAGAATGCGAGCGGCGGCGGCCTCGCGCTTGATATCATCGCCCCCCTCCGAATTTTTCATAATCGCCTCCAGCATGCCAGTTTGGACCAGGTGCGCCCTAAGAGCCGGCCGAGCATCCTCTGGCAATTCATCCCATAGAGAAAGACCTTCAACAATCGATCTTGAGAAGGAGATTCGCCCGTTCATAAGTGCTATGTGGGACCTAGATATGGCTATCGCTACGCGATCCATTCCCCAGTCTTGAGCAAGATCCAGTTCGGCATCCGCCCCTTTCCTTCCTTGAAGGCCGAGCAGGTAGGCGAGCTCATGATGAAGCGCGGCAACATACAGGTCAGTGCGTCCTTTGTTGCTCAGATCTTTGACTATCTTTCGTTTAAGCCGTTCGACTGCGAGCTCGTCTAAATCATACGAGGCGTGCAAGTCGTCCTCGATCTTTCCTCTGGCTTCAAGTGCTTCTTCTAGCACCGTTTTTGGCTGAGTATTCATGGCCACTCCCTAGCGAAGTGGTGGAATGTAGCATTCGGCTAATCAACCGGATAGCCAGCACCAAACCCAAGCTTCACCCCTCATTCATCACCCGACAGTGAATGCCATCCATCTTCATCAGCACCCGGGCCTCTTCCGGCTCGATCTGCCGATCCATCATCCGCGTCCAGGCGTCCATTTCCTGCCAGGTCAGCGGATCACTGGTGCGCTTGAGCTCCCAGTACAAACCGGCCAGATAGCCCATGCCTTCGGGCATTGCCGGAATATCCAGCTCCCGAGGCTTGTGCTTGGTCATCTCCCAGACCCGCTTCAGGTGATCGCGGGTGGTGGCGGTCGATCCCTTGACCGGTTTGTTGAGCTTGGCCTCCCCTTCCCAGTGGGTTAGGAGGCTTTCAACTCTGGAGCGAAAAAACGGGCGCGGTCGCTCGCCAGGCGCTCAACATCGTTTGCCAGGCCGGGGTTGTTGAGCAGCAGCTCAGCAATGGCTTCTTTCGAGTACGGCACAGGCAACGACCAGTCGAACGCCAGCGCGGTACGGTAGTGCAGATTGGCACGCTGAGAGATAGCGGCCTCCTCTTTGGCCGACATGCCTTCTTTGCCCTCATCGCGCAGGATGCGGGTCGCTTCCAGCAGGGCCTTGCGCGCCGCGGGCGCATCGGCACCCAGTACCATCAGGTGGTATTCGGTGGCAGTGCCATCCGGCAAGGTCAGCGGCAGCTTTTTGCCCTTCTCCAATGCACCCAGGGTGAAGAAGTCGGACAGAGCAAATGGCTTGATGGTTTCGGCTGGTTTGGTTTTGGTGGTCATTCAGTGGATCTCCAGAAACAAGAAAGCCCGCACTTGGCGGGCTTGGAAGTGAGGGTTGGATTACACGCCGGTGCGCGTGATCATCATGGTGGTGGCCAGCACGTCGTCGTAACCGGCGCTCACGGTGTACTGCGCAATGATTGCGCCCGGGCCGCTGGTTTGCTTCTGGCCCTGGGTGTAACGGACCTTTGGCAGTTCCAGGGTGTAGCTGTCTGCGCCCTCGGTGAATTTGATCACATGGGAGGTGGAGGTCTCTTCGAGAACCTTGTCCCAAAGTACGGGGTCGACCAGATAGGCCGACATCGAGCCAGTGACCACCGCTACACCGTTAGAGATGTCAAAGGCCTCGCGACTGCCAAGCGCAAACAGCGCCTCCATGCCGTTATCCAGATCAACGCTCCATTCGGTCGCGTAAGCCACCGCAACGCCACCTTCGGTCAGCGCCAGGTTGGTGGTGATCATGGTGTCGGTCGCTGTGGCTGCCACGTAAGTTGAGCCGACCGGAACCGTGTACTTCTCAGCCTTGGTGCCCATCATGCTGAAGGTGACACCAACCTTGGCGTTCAGTGGGGAACTGATCGCCATTTTGCTGACTCGGCAGCCGTGATAGCAGTAATCGACGCCGATATCGGTGTGACGCTCCAGGATGGCGAACGAACGCTCGACCTTGCCGATCTTCAGGACGTTCGCGGTCCAGGTGCCTTGCATAGCGGCCTGGATCAGATCGTCAAAGCTGGAGAACGACAGCTCGACGGCGATGTCACCGGCCACGCTGTAGGTGCCGCCGCGGCTCGGAGGGCGCTGGCGGGACTGGTTCATTTCCGCTGTATCGATCTGATTGATGTTCGGGGTCAGGCCGGCGCTGACGAAACGAATCGGCTTCCAGGCCGGAGTAGCAGGTACAGCACCCGCCACCTCCTCGACGTAGTAATACTGAACGGCCGAGCCGTTGGCTAACTTGCCCATTTAGGGATCCTCTTAACGAAAAAACCCGCTCAATGGGCGGGGTGTGGGTATTGCTCGGGTTGGCTCAGGCGGTCGGAAAGATCCAGGCCGTGTAGTAAACGAAAATGCTGACGCCAGTCCAGACGGCCTCGGGCGTGATCTTCG